CATGAGATTTAGTTTTGTGATTAGGAGTGCGCTTTGGTTTATTATAACCAGTTACTCCTGCTTTTGCTAATCTTGGGTCTTTCTTTTTAGACATTAATATAACCTATTATGAGGTGCGCCGCCTATTTTACCACCCTTTTTTCTTTGAACAGGTTTAGCAAGTTTTGCTGGAATTTTTTTATCATATTTCTTATAAAGTTGTAATAATTTATTATTTCTTGTTTCATCTTTTAAAGCCATTCCTCGAATATTTTTAAGTTCAGATTCAAAAGTTTTTGGTTTTGCATTTTCTACTTTTGGTTTTTTTGCTGTAGATTTTTTCATTCCTGCTTTTTTTGCTGCTTTTATCAAACTAGATATTGCCATTTTACTTCTCCTTAGTATATTCTATTGTGCGGTGCTTTACCAATCTTACCACCTTTTTTAGCTTTACGATATTGTGCTGTTTTCTTTGCTATAGCTTTAGGCTGCTTAACAAATTGCTTTCCTGCCTTAGTTCCTTTTCTTTTAGCTCTCGAAGTCGCCGCATATTCCTGTGGGGTGAGTGCTTTAATAGCCGCCTCTGGTAAGTATCTTTCGCCCGTCTTGCTTGACTTCTTACCACTCTTTGTTCTCCATTTTTGTTTTGTCCAGTTGGTAAGAGACTCTTGTGACTTTGATTTTGCCATATATCATACTACGATTTGTAGCCTCCACCTGCATCTTTATAAGCTTTTGCAAGCATCTGAGCTTTACGAGCAGACCACTGACCCGGCTTGCCGCCCTTACTACCAGCTTTAATACGATTAAATTGACGCTTTCTCATTTCTGGTTTAGTATAGTTACCTGCTTCGTTTACACGGCTTCCTGTTTTTAATTTTACAGTAGATAAAACTTTAGATTGTTTAGCATGTGTTGCACTAGCTTTTTTTAAACCTTTAGCAACTTTATCAATTTTATCTTGATTAATACTGCTACCTTCTTTTTTATAAGCAATACGTCCACCTTTAGCTAAAGAAACACCCCTACCCATAAGGATATCTTTTTGAGTAACTTTACCATCACCAGTTAAATCAGGAAATTTTTTTGCCATTATATTGACCTTGCTGCTCCTTTGCCTTTACCTGTAGGACGACCATTAATTAAACCACCAGTGCTTTTAAAAACATAAGAACCATCTTTTTGTTTTTTTCCACCTAACTTATTCATAACATTTTCAACACCTTCTTCTTTAAGAAGTTTTGTAGTATCCATAGCATCTTGGTCTACAGTTTTTTGTTTTCTGGTAGGATTACTTTCTTTTCTTAATTTTTCATCACTAGAGTTACTCATTCTTTTTCCCATTATCTTTTCGTTACCTTTCCACCGCCACGAAGAGCTACACCCATTCCACGAAGTTTACCGCCCCCTGACTTTTTAGTAGTTCCAGATTTAATGCCTTTTCTTTTAGAAAGAACATCAGAATAATCTGTGCCTTTATAAGTAGCAGGTTCTCCTTTTCTTTGTTTACTAATTAAACTTCTTTTAACACCTATAACAAACTTATCATACTCTGTTTCTTTTTGGTCTATCTTAGATAAAGTATTTACGCTAGGTCTAGTATCACGTTCTCGTATAACGCTTTTACTACGCTTTTGCATTTCTCTTTTTACATCTTTAGCTCTACCTATTCTAGCTTTTGCAGCAGTATCTGCTTTTACTTGTTTTTTAGTTTGCTTACTTTTAGGCGCACGAGCATCTTTAGACTCAGGAGTAGTTTTATCTCTAGCTACAGGTTTTCCTTTATCATCCATTATTGGTTTCTTTTGTTTGCCTTGTTTTTGAAGAAGAGTTCTTACAAGTTTACCTTTTGACATTATTTTATTACCTTTCCACCACCTCGAAGAGCTTTACCCATACCACGACCTAAAGTACCGCCCTTCTTTTTGGTTGTAAACATTTCTACTAAATCTTGAATATTTGATTCTGACTGAGGTGAATCTTTACCTCTAAGAAACGCAGCAGCTTGACTACGCTCATATTCATAAAGAGGGTCACGTTGTGAACCACGTTGAGAACCTCTAGCTCCTACATCTTCTACACCACCTGCTCTTGCTTCTTGTGATATTCTTCTTTCAAAAGCTTCTGTAGTTTCCTTACCCTCTGTAAGTTTACGAGCTTGTCTTCTTTTTTTTCTATCAGTTTGTGATTGACGAAGTTCACGAAGAGGTTTAGATGTTTGACCTTTTAATTCTTTTTCAACTTCTTTTCTATAAAATGCTTGCATTGAACGAGGAAGCTCACTAATTTCTCCACCACGTTTAAGAAAGTCTTTGATAGATTCAGTTTTTTTAATTTTACTAGTAGCCTTTTCAAACTTTTCATATGCTGCCTTCGCTTTATCTTCTGCCCTCATTTTTTGACGGCGGCGAACTCCTGTAGCTCCCGCACCTTTACTTTTTATTTTTTTATCTTTTAATTTTTTTTCTGCATCACTTTTTTTCTTTTTACGTAGTTGCGCTTTCGCAAAACGTTCTTTAGCTTTTTCAGACTTAACTGCAGAGTCAACAGCTTTTTTACCAAATTGTTTATTAGCAGCTGCTTTACCAAGGCTTGCTATTGCTTTTATTATTTCTGTTTTACCTGCCATTACAATCCTCCTTCGATTGTGTTATCGCCGCCACCTGTCGAAGCAGGAGTTTGCATATCATCACGGCGTGTTCTTCTTGATTGGTTACGCAGTAAACCTACTGAGTTTTGATATTGTTGTTCATATACTTGTTTAGCTGTATAGTTTTTCATAAAACCTAAAGCCTCTGACATACAAGCTGCATACAAAGCGTCATAACAAAACTCACTAAAGTAATTACTATCTGTTGCGCTAGTCAAAGTTGTTGGCCTAGTAATGTATACAAGTTCTCCGCTGTAATCAGCACTAGCTGTAGGGGCAAAACGAACTTGCGTATTTGTTCTCTTTGCATAGTACTTGGGAGTTCCAGTGCTTGCTGATACAGGCCAGTAATCATTTATAAATTCATCCGTTCTTTGAAGTAAATTAATTTTAGTGCCATTGTTTGTAATATTAATATTCTTAACTAGTCTTGTTCCTGTTGGTAATGTATAATCATTTGTTCCAGCAGAAAGCGTAATAGATGTCACAGTTACAAGACCATAATCATCAAGAGCTTTTGTTAGTCTCTCTTCTGCACGATTAACAAGTTTAGGAATATGATTGACAAACTCTGTGCCATCATTTTCTGTAGTCTCAATAATATCATTTACAAGATATGTATAATTAGCCATAATAAATAGTCACAGTTGCTGCGCTAACTGGTAAAGCAACAGATACAGTTCCTGTCATTCTAATACCATTATCACTATAGCTTTGGTCTGTTAAATCATTTGCTGTTGTATTTGTAAACTTAATTATATTACCTGTTACAGTACCAAAAGGGTCTGTAGATGTTCCAGCAATTATAAAGTCACCAACACCTGTAGCATGAATAGCACGTATTCTTGTATCTTTTACAGCTTTTCCAGTTGCCGCATCAACTGCATCTCCTGACGTAGACACAAAAGATACTCTAACATTTGTTGTCATATTAATACTCCTAGTTATAATCAGATACACCTATTATACACAAAAAAAGGGAAAGATACAACGACCTTTCCCCATAAACTTTAATTAAGTTTTTATAGATAAACTAGTTCTTAGGAAGAACCAGCATTACCAAAGTAACCTCTCCAATCAGAGAAGCCAAAGCTATAACGCTCACGAGCTTTAAAGCGAAGGTTTCCTGTATCGAAATCTGGTTCCATCTTAGTTTGCAGTGGTGAACGTACAAACATTTTAGCACCATTCGGAACATCAGTTTTGATGTAGAAGGCATTAGTATCCGTGAAACGGCGGTTCACAAAGAACCCACCCGGCATAAGACCTTGATTACGAATGGAGTTAATGTCATTAACATTTGTTGCACCATTAGCTGCAGTTGTTGGGTTAACCCCAATTGTTGTTGACATTGTGCTGTTCAAGATTTGGTCAGCGACAAATGCCAAGTCAGAT